AAAAGATATAGACTTGCTGGTCATAGATGTATTGATAAAGAAACAGGTAAAGAAATAGGCCGTAATAGAGGTTATTAATGAAGAAGTATATAAAAACATATAACAATGTATTACCTAAAGAACATTGTCAAGAACTGATAAGAAAATTTGAATTAAGTAAAGACCAACACCATCAAACAGATTTAGAAAATCATAGACACTTTACAGAAATCAATATCAACCAACACCAAGATTGGAAGAATATGGTATCTGCATTATATCAAACATTAAGACCTTATGTAGAGAAATATAGAAGCGATTGTAATATAACAGAAAAGCAATGGCCTAATAAATTTGGTTTTGAAGAAATAAGATTTAAAAGATATTTACCTAATAATAAAGATGAGTTTAAAGAACATGTGGATGTGGGCGACCATAATTCAGCAAAGAGATTTCTTGTATTCTTTCTTTACTTAAATGAATGCTTTGGTGGTCAAACTTCGTTTAGTGAATACAATAAAGTAGTCCAACCAAAAGCAGGTAAACTATTAATGTTTCCCCCTACTTGGACATATTTACACACAGGCCACAAACCGATTAAACGACCAAAGTACATAATCGGCAGTTATCTCCATTATACATAAACTTAAAGACATTTAAAGATTCCGAGAGTCCGAAAGATTCCGACGCTAACCGTTAACAGCGCACCAGGTAACAAAATAGAAAACAAAAAACACTATTACTAATGTCTTTATCTTCCTCTTAATTTCAGATTGTGGGGGTTTATCGTCCAAAGTCCTTCCAATAATCATGTATTGGATTGTCTTCTTCCTTTTTTTCTTTTGGTTGTTCAGCCTTAATAATGATACTGAATATTATGAAAGTACCTATTAAGTGTAATAAACATAGTAAGATACCATGTTGTAAGTCCATTGTGTATTATTTAGAAATGTATGAAAGTTGGCCACCATGGACTCTGGAGGTTCCTTTGGAGGAACTACACCGTTATATATAAAAGTAGAGAGCCAGACAATCCATTATAAATATAGTTTTAATGGCCTCCTGTAAAAAGAAATCATTAAAAGAACCTTTTGGTTACCAACCCAACAATCCATTAACTATCTATTATAAGAAGTATATTGAGAAAGACATTCCTCCAAGGAAAATTTCCAAGAAAAAAATCAAACGAACTTATGTACAATCCACTTTAGAAAACGCTTGATATAACCATTAACCCACTTATTCATAAAATATCTGAAAAAACGAACTAATATAAGAATAGGGCTTGATAGAACATCAAACGCAACTAATCCAATATCTACTATTAAGTCAATCCAATGGTCAACAGTATTCCACTCACGAAATTTTTTCCAACGATTTTTAATCCTGGTAAACATAAATTAGCCTTTCATATATTGCTAATGATTGTTATTGCATTTATAGTTTAACTTTTTTAATCATTCCACAAATAGCGTTTTCTCTGGAGGTTTTTAGGGGTTAAGGTCTATTCTGGCCCCTCTATGAATAACTGCGCCTGTCGTATTACTTGTCTTACTGCCACTTACTGTTTCACTCTTATTGCCTCTTATGTCCAAATTCATATTGCCACCTATCTTCATATTGTAATCACCACTCACATTGGTATTTAATTTACCGTCCTTTAATACCACATTCATATCACCTTTATCTATTTGTATATTAACATTGGCATTTGGCCCCACTTGTATATCGTAATTGTTATTTGTTTGGCCGTCCTTGTTAATGTATATCTTATGTCGGCCACCTATTGTAATATCGGCGTTGCCATTTATTAGGGCTTGCCTTTTACCGGATAATATGCTATAATGGTCACCTTTGATAATATTAACCTGCGTACCATTCGGCGATATTTCTTCCGAAGTACCGGTACGGTGGGCACGGTACAATCTCTCGTTGTCTAGTGTATCATCAATCTCCATAATGTGGCCACTTTCAGATTCAAATACATGATTGTAAGGATAAACGGCGGCGTAAGGTATTGTCGGTTGGTCCCAGGTATCGGCGTCTGAAGCAGAGATGGCCGTTGAGATGTGTTCTTCTACTGGCACCTCGTCAAAGTCGGCCGTGGATATGCCAGTCTTCCTTGTTAATTTGCGTAATTCTAATCCTAGGTGTGGTTGCGTAGGCTCATTAACGGCCAGTCGGTTTGTGTCCACTTCGTCCTTGTATTTGGGATATATTCCGTTCGGGTCATAAAAACCTTTTGAAGTTTCCGCCAACTCACTCGGTTTACCTGGTAATGTCCCTAATATCATGGGCTCTTGACAAGAAGAGCCATCTCTGAAATATCCGAAGACCCATGTCCCCTCTACAATAAACCCTGGCGAATGGCCAAGACCTGAAATACCTGATGAAGTAATAGGATGAATCAACTGCGACCAAGGTAAATCGGCCGTAGGTAATTCATCTTTGTTCTGCGTATGAATACCCACACACCTAACTCGCAAACGGCCGAGCTTCTGTGGGTCTTGCCTGTCTTCAACTACACCATTAAACCAAATAAATTCTGAAAATATTGTTTCGTACATTTTTATTTTTTCCGATATATGCCTGCTTTTAATACGCTAGCCATACGCATTTAATCGCCATTTAATTTATTTCTACGCATTACGCTGGCCAACTTGCGACCATACTGTTTTGCGTATGTCCATTTGCTTATTAGACTGCGTAAGCACGCCGTAGGCGCCGTTTGAGACCACTTTGTAATCACTCCGTTAATACTCTTGGCCACCTCTGTTAGTTTGTTTCTTTTCATATTCCTTCTATGTATCCTATGGGAGGCCAATCTGTTTGTTCTCTCTGATATCCACAAATAGGCTCTTCCTAACATTTCTTTCCCTCGTTGTTTCTGTTCTTCGTTTAACATGTTTTTGTTCATTCTTAACATAATCTCTACGCTATATATCCTCTCATATTCTCATTGATGGCCAGTTCCTATATCGCCGGACTCTCGGACTCTCTGATATTCTCTAAGCCATTGACTCCTTTTGTACTGTATATAAATCGGAAGATATGAATTGTCCTTTACCTATACTGGATAGTGCGTCCTCCTCTTTAGGATACGCTATCCTAACGCTGTCCTTAAAGCATTTGAGTACCATTTCATGTCTTTGCGCCTCTACATTGACCATATGCTTAATGGCCATTATACAATATCGGCCACTCGTATAAGGCGAATTCTCTGGTTGTGCCTCACTCGGTCTCATTACAGGAGAGGTAAAGGTAACAATATCACCTGCGTTTATTAATGTATTGCCATATACCAACATAGACAAATTCATATTCCGTACGGTTGCCTCTTGGTTGGTAATAAGGTTTAATGTGCCTTTTGTTGGCGTAAATTCGTAATCATCATGTACTTTGCTTGTATCGGATGCCACCATTAATTTACTTTCGGGCATTTCACTTAAAGATTTACCTGTGTCTGCGTACTCTACTCCTGAACCATCATTTTGTTCAGGATATAATAGTCCAACATTATCAAATCTGTCCCTTGACATATCCGTATGTGGTTGGAGTTTGGCGTCCTTATTATAATTAAAATCTGTTGTTGTAATAGTTTTATTAAATGCGTCATGAGTCACCACTCTATTTGCATAAAATCCATTATTAATATTCTCTAACATATCCACCGGTTTATCAAACTCATATTTAATTACATTGGATAACCGTCTTTCAATATCCTGTATTTCAGGTTTGTCCTCATGTTCGGTAACGGCACCAATCAATGCTGAATATTTCCACCTAGGTGGTGTTTCAAATTTCATGCCGGCATGCCCCATCATGGATGCTAAACTTCTAAAATAAAATGCTTGTGAGGTTTCATAGAATACATAACCAGCATTGCCTTCAAAATTTTTAGGTAATGCCATGCCACACAACATACTGATTGCGTCATAAGGTCTTAAATTTGGTATTACCACCTTTGTCGCAACTCTTGTTGCTTCGGCAATTAATGGTTTATTAGATTTTAAATAGTTCTTAACTATATCTTGTACGGCCACCTCAACATTACCTGTATATGCTTTTGAAATTCTTGTTGTGGTATTTCTGTACATTTCAGGCGAACAGAAAAAGATTTGGTATAATTGGGCACGCTCATTTGTTGGGTCTTTTCGTACCTTATCTACCTTATATATTTGTAAAGGAACACCTGTGTCTTCGCTACAATCATAACCTGGTGTACCAGGCGAATTAAATCTTAATGACAATCTTTCAAGTCCAGTTATAGGTAATATTGTCCTGATATCCTGCATATCATATACTATAACTGAGCCTACAAGATTACTGGTAAATATATCTTCGGCAATTTCAAAGTTATATAGAATACCTGTAATATCAATCCTTCTCGGAAGTGAATCTTCAGCCGTTCTATAGGAAATAATTGCTAGTTCAGTTAAATTATACTGACCAGCTTTATCAAATACATCTCTATCCGTTTGTGCCATATCATTATTGCGTTATAAGCCGTCTAAACTCATCTATAAAATTGTTAAGGTAATTAGGTTGTAATAATCTAATTTGCCTTTTATCATCCTGTAATCTTCTTTCATACTGAATATTGGATACTGATTCAGCACCTGGGTAATCACTATTAACTTCTATCTTATGTGAATAGTCGGACGGTCCTTCACCTTTTTGTTTACCACTTGATTGTGTAACCTCATAATGGTGTATTGCGTCTGGATTGGAATATTTGTCTGACATATATCTTTGGAAACTATACTCATCTAAAGGCCAATCATAATATCTATTTACAATATTATTCATCAAACAAACAACCCAAAAATAATCTGTACTACCATATACTTTGTAAGCAACTGTTTCAGGACTATCTCCTTCAGGCACATCAAAATTGTCAAACAATGTTATATTATTTGCTATCTTACTTCTCGCCTTTACCATACGCCATATGTCGGTAACGGTTTTTGTGTTGCCATTTTTACCAGATATGTTATACTCAACAGTTGGAAATTCTCTAAAGTATTGCATTATGCTCCTGCCATTATATCATTTTTAGTTAATATTCTGTCTTCTACAAATGATACTGTTAATTTTGTGTGTACTGGTTGACCGTCATCAAAGAAAGTAGGTTGACCGTCTGGTGCATAATCAACTGATACATCATTACAATAACATGCCGATATTAAATTTAAATTTGTGTTCACTTCACCTCTATGCATATAACTAATTTTAAAATAGTTTGGTATTTCAAATATAGCACCTGCGTCACCTTTTAAACCTGGTGCCGAATTGTATTTGAATATTGTTATAATATCTGAAACTGCCTTTGCCTCTTTTTCATTTCTTGGCCAGAAATCAAATGTATATGAGAAACTTCTAAAATCTGGTGAATCATAAAACTGTTCTTGTCTAGGATTTAATGCGTTACCACTTCTCTTTTGTAAAAATCTAATAGGGTCACCGGCACCTGCCAAACTCACTAACTCACCAACCATTTTCTTACCTTGTTTAATTGCAATACCAGCAGTACCAGATAATGCCGCTTTAATTTGAGCTGCGCTTGTACTTGTACCTGGAGGTCCACCTGCCATAGCGGCCACTTTATCCATTCCGCCTTTCATACCTTCTATATCACCAGCAATCCCGGCAGTATCTCCATCATAATTTTGTGAGTATGAAGCCTTAATAGTATTTGGCATATACAATGCAATAGCAGCCGTTGTAATAGATTTATTTGCTACTTTAGATGTAATCTTTTTCCTCTGTTGTCTAGCAGAGGCGTCAATTAAACCACTTGTTTGTGGACTATATCCTACAAAACCTGATTCAAATAATATGTAGTGTCCTGTTTCATTATTACCTAGGTCTAATGGATATTGTACAGGTTGGAATGTTAATGGATTTTCAATTAACTTTTGTGATGGTGCGTCACCAATACTGAAAGGAGAGCTCTTACTTAATTGAGCCGCCACCTTACCAGCGTCTTTGGCACCTACTTTTGATGTAAAGTTATTAAACGCATTTTGTATAAATGGCGTTGCTAAACTTCCTATATGATTTCTAAGCTTACTAAATCCCATGTGATAAATAATCCTTGTATAGTAATATTTATATAGATTATAGGTACATTATGGCAAAGAGTTATAAAGGTCTTTATAGACCATCAAATCCAGACAAATATATAGGCAATGATAAAAGAATTGTGTATAGGTCGTTATTAGAAAGACGGTTTATGCGTTATTGTGATTTAAATAAGGATATATTGTATTGGGCAAGTGAAGAATTGCCAATTAGATACTATAACCCACTAGACAAGAAATATCATAGATATTTTCCAGACTTCGTTGTAAAGACGGTCAATAAAGAGAGATATATTGTTGAAATAAAACCATCACGCCAAGTTGCCAAACCTAAAACACCTAAAAGAAAAACTAAATCATATATGCGTGAGAGTTTTGAGTATATCAAGAACCAAGCTAAATGGCAAGCCGCTAGGAAGTATTGTGATGATAAGGGTTTAGAGTTTAAAATAATTACTGAAAAAGACCTAGGTAAATATTAACCAAATCCTCTAGCATTAAGGCCTTTCTTCATAGCGTTGACTGCTACCTTATCGTGGTAACCATCAACACCAACATCTAAATTGCCTGAATGTACATCTGTTTTATTTGCTACACTACTAGTTGATGATGAATTGTTTATATTATTAATAATTGTAGGAGGAAGAATACCTTTAACTTCTTTAATATTCTTGGCAGGTAATTTAACTTTAGTTTCAGTTATTAATTCATTATCTAGTTCATCAACACCTGTCAATGCTGTGTCTGATTGACCAAGCAATTCTTTTTTAGGTGCCTCTCCCAATTTCTTATCTTTTCTAACTATAACATATTTGTTTGTTTTGTCATTGTATCCAAGTTTTACTTGGTCACCAATTTCTTTGGCAATATCTTCGGCAAAATCTTTAGTGTGTATTTCCAAATCCCTACCATTCTGTTGTAAAACACCATCTTTAAATTTATATTTGCCTGCAATAGTTTCAAGACCTGCTTTCTCATTCATGGCAATCTCTTCAGCAAGAGCAGCGTCACCTTGCATTGAGTCTAAATCTTTTTGAGTTGGTTCAACATCAAATTTCATTTTACCTTTTAACCAATCAGGTATAGGTAATGAATCTATTATGCCGTTAATTGCCTCTTTAATTCTATTGCCTATGCCGGTAAAGAAATCTACAATAGGTGAAAACATACCTTTTATAAAACCTAATATTTTACCTGGTAAACCTACTACATAATCTTTGGCATTTTTATAACTATCAATAAAGAAATTCTTTATTGTATCAAATATATTTGAAAGGAAATCAAAGGCACTACCTACAGCATTTGACATAGTTGTCTTTGCTGATTCCCAAGCGTCAACAAAAAATTGGATAATATTATCTTTTAATTGTGTCATCCAAAGTTTTATATTATTAATTGTATCGGTAACATAACCGGCAATATTATCATACAATGCTTTGAAGTCAATACCCATTGCCTCTGCTAGACCACCTAAAAACTCTACTGTTTTATCAAATATCTTTTTAGGTAATTCTAATAAGAAACCTAATAATCCTTCTTCTAAACCAAACATTCTATTTAAACCACCCAATATATCACCTTCAAATATCATTTTAAATCCATCTACAACCCCTTCAACTGCCGTTACAACTAATGTAAGGGCGTCACCAACTGTACCTAATAATGTCTTAATTAAAAAATCACCGACATCTTTTAACCAATCAATAAGTGGTTGTAGTTTTACAATAATATCTTTTATCTTCTCAATAGCAGGTGCTAATGCTTCTGCTATCTCATCTGAATATTTGTAAACTAATGTGAAACCTAATATTAATGCACCAAGTGGACCAAATCTACCAAATAATTTTACTAATAGTCCACTCTTACCAAAGAATGCTGTAATTGGCAAGAACATTTTTTTAAGAAATCCTGCACCTGGTATCACACCTAAAAATCCAAACATACCACCTGCCTTCTTCTCAACTTCAGGAGGTACATCCTCTCCGCCACCCATTGGTCCTGCAAAATCAGTTCCGCCTTCTTTAAGATTTTCTGTTGCGTCTTCTCTTTGTCTTCGCTCGGCGTCTTTTTCAAAATCTAACATTTCTGTAAGATTTGTAGCAACCTGTCTAATCGCTCTTAAAGTATTTAATTGTATTTCTCTAATCTGTTCAAGTATTTGTGATTGACTATCTGAAGAAGCATCCATCACACCTGCACCAGCACCACCTACTAATGCGGCTCCAACAATTTTCTGTTGTTCTTCTACTACAGCTAACGCCGTTTGTTTATGATATTCTTCTTCAGCCATTTACTTAATCTTTATTTTTAATTTTTGTTGCTTTACCATTTACATAAATTGCAAACCAACCAGCGCCAGCACCAACTACTACTGATACTAAACCTGCTTGTGCATTATTAGGTTCTGGTAATGCCATAAACCATTGAATGACATGTAAAAATGCCCAACCGTAAGCAACCATCATTAATCTTGGTACTGCTCTCCAGTTTGACAACAATTCAGGTATCTCTACCTCAATAAAATGCCATAATTGTTTTACTCCATACGCAAATCCATTCCAACCTGCGCTGAACATATTTTT